AACGTCTCGGGTGCTTTTGTTGGTTCAGCACTTGGAAGATTTGCAACCTTCTCTACTAAATCAACGGTTTTTGAAAACATTTCAGATTGTTTTTCTAATTTAGCAACTACACTTTCAAATTGTGCAGTCAATAAAGCGATTTTGCTTTCTAAGTTACTTACTACCTCATTGAATTTTTCAATTGTTGCAAATTCTTTTGTTGCTTCAATTTCAACTTCAACTTCTGCAGTAGGTTCTACGATTTCAGTTACGATACCAGCAACAGTAGTTACAAGTGTACCACCTTCTACTTCGTGTGTAGCGTCGGGTGCAGGAATATCGCCTTCAGCAGTTTCTACTAAAATAGCAGTACCAACTGCAAGTTCACCTTCCCATTTGATTACCGTTCCATCGGTCAAAACGGCACTTGCCATTTCAACTGATACCGCATCGTCAAATTTCAACATTGAGCGGATTTCTTGAATTAAACTTTTTGAGTCCATTTTATATATATATTAGTTTTATGTTTTAATTGTTGCGTTTTTTATTTGCCATTCCACTTTGATAGTAGTGATTTCAAGTCTTCTAAAATTTTATCTTCTTCTATAGGTTCTACAAAATCAAAAAAGCCCTCTACGCTAAAACCATTCCAAGTTCCATCTTTGCATTTTTCCCAATTTGCATCGTCTTCGATAAAGTAACTAACAAACCAACTACCATCTTTTGCATCATCAAATCCTTTTGGTGGCATTATACCACGTTCAAAATCCAATAAATAAGATTCAAATAAAACGCATCCATCTATTGCCTTATCGTGGTCAACATTTACACTATTGTACTTGTTGTTTTTCGCCCATTTTTTAGCAATTTTGTAAATGGTTTCTTTGTCAAAGACCACGTAATATTCACCACGAGAATCATCACGACGATAAATTGGCAAATCAGCCAACATCGCAGCTCCTGAAATAATCCTTTTTTCTTCATTTTGAATAGCAAATTTTCTACGCTGATTGAAAGCCATAAAATCTTTTTCAATCGCTGGTTTGTCAACTAAAGAAATAAATTCGACGCCACTTTCTAAATCATCTTCTGATATGGTCAATTTGTAAATAGGTAAATCCATATAATGTATATTAGTTTAATTTAAATTTTGTTGCGTTATTCGACTACACTTACACTTTGATTGTTGCTTACACGCTTCTGTGTGCGTGATATATCGCCTTCGGTAACGTACACACGTCTGTCTTGTGTTAACTCGTTGCCATTGCCTAAACTTGACATTCTTGGTGCAGCCATTTGTGGAACTTCACCACCACCAGCAGCACGATTTCCACCAGCACTTGGTGTGGATTTACTTTGAAATTTAGTATCGCTAATTTTCTTTAAGTTAGCCAAACCGAATGCAAGTGCAGCACCAGCCTGAACATAAGGGTAAGCTGGGAATATTGCAGTTATTGGTGATTTGTTTGCAGTTGTAAACGCACTTTGTGTACCTTCAATTGTTGACATTATTGTACTTGCATATTTTAACGCCTTGTCAATTTCAAACGCACGTTTTTGTGATTCCTCACTATCACTTGCAAACGCCTCATTTAATGAAGACAACGCACTTAACGAACTATTTGCAATTTGGTATATACCTTCTTGTTTTGTTTGTTCTCTTAAAAGGTCATCGGCAGCTTCTTTGTCTTTTATTGCTTTTCTCTTTTGAAAGATTTGAGTTTCGATTTCTATAGTAGCATCACCAGCATCTTGAACAGAAACTAATTTTGCTTCAAGATTTTCAATTTCAAGTAGTGAAACTTCCTTTTCAATTTCTTCTTTTGTTTTACCACTTTGTTGTACTTGTAAAATTTGTTCTGCGTAGTATTCATCGTAGGCTTCTAAAAGAATTTTATTTGCTGCGTCTGTAATCGTTTTTTGTTCAGCAATTAATTTTTCATTATCCGCTTTTACTTTAAGTGCATAATCTTCACGCACCTTTTCTAAGGCTGCATCTCTTAATTTGTTTATTTGAACTTGTGTAAACCCTTGTTCTTTTAAACCCTTTATTGTTGTTGTAAATTGGGCATCAGCAGCAGCGACTTGTTCTGCTATTGTTTTTGCATTTATTTCTAATAGTTTAGCATCCCTTTCTAATTTCTTTTGTAAACTATCATCTTCTTTTTTATCTTTTTTCTCGGTGTTTTTAATTTGTGTTTCAGTTAAAAATTTGCTTAAATCTCCTTCATTAATATAGTTTTTAATTTTATCTTCTTGAACTTTAATTTCTTTTAATTCAGATTTAATTTTCTCATCAATTGCCTTTTTAAAATTTATTTCACTTTGAACTTGTTTTTCAACTTGGTCTGGTGATAAACCTTTATTTGTTAATTCTATTCTTTTTGCTAATAAATCAGTTCCATCACCTTGTAATTTTAATTCAAGTTCAACTTGTTTTGTATATAATTTATTTAACTCTTGCAACGCTGCTTGTGCTTTTGCTCTTTTGCCAATAGTAACTATTAATTCATTATTAGCTTGTTTTATTTGGTCAGTTGAAATTTTATCTAAATCTTGATTTTTTAAATAATCAGGATAAACTTTTTGTATTTCTTGTATTGCTTTCTTTTTATCTACTTTTGATACATTTTCTAATTCGGTAATCAACAAAAGTTTTCCAACACCTTCAATTTCTTCGTTTTGAATTTTTATACTTTCTTCATTTATATTTATAATATTTTGAGTAGCTTGTTGTTGTTTTTCTCTTTCTTTTGCCAACTTATCGCTATACTCACTAAATTTTTGATATAATAAAACGACTGCGGTAATTGCTGCAGCCACTCCCGTCACCGCAAAGGCACTACCAATGGCAAGTCGTAATCTTCCAAACGCTGCAATTACTGGTCCTGATATAGTTGTATATAAAGCAGTAAATTGTTGTTGGACTTTACCAAGTCCTTCAAGCCCTTGAGCCAATGCCATCGCACCTTGTACTTTTACAAGTGTCTTTTGCAAATCTTCACTTTCAGAACCAAACAAAGCCATTGCACCTTGTGCTGCACTAAAACCACTTGCAACACCATTTACAACCGTTTGAACTTTTGCAAACTTATCAGGATTTAACGCTTTTACTCGGTCGTTAAAATCTTCCATTTGGTCGGATAGATTTGCAACCTTTTGTTGACCCGCTAATGCTTCTTGACTAAATTCGCCAAACGCTGCAACCAATTGTTGAGCTTCGTTTTTGGCTTCCTTTAATTGTTGTTTAAACGTTTTTACGGTTTCTGTTGCACCACCTTTTGGCGTTACTTCGATTTCTATTGCTGCGGTTGATTTTGCCATTATTCTACTATTATAAAATATTTAGTTCCTGATGAGATAAAGTGATGAGTCGCTTTGTTTGTGCTTATTGCGTGACTTGTTGAATCGTCAATTAAAATTGAACCATCACCAGCCGTGATTGTTAACGTATGACTATTGCCCAATTTTTTACACGCAAACACTTTGCCTTTATTACTTGCACTTGGTGTTGGTAAAACCACGCTTATGCTACCACCAGCACAATCGGCAACGATTAAATAATCATCGTATAAAGCCGTATAAGGTGAATCAGCGTGTACAATTTCTTCTATTTTTCCACTACCTAACCACGCCCCTACCATTGGATAATTTTCCACATAGAAACGATTTGATTCTGTGATTGAATAAGTATCGCAATTTATCGCAGTTACACTTTCAAAATTAATTGGAATGTCTACTTGTGTACCACCTAAAATAGTGTTTGCAAATCTGCCTTGTGAAACGTGGTCATTACCTACCGTGATATTGTCTTTTGAATCTAATTCACTATCTCCAATGTTTACGCCCCCCGTAGTTACGCCCGTGAATCCAATTGGTTTGCCAAATGGGTATGTATCGTTTAATACATCTTTACCACCTACACCGATATTTTTTTGATTTGTAGTCGAGGGTTCGTAATAAGTGACCAAAAGAAACTCACATAAGTACACGCCTTCTTGCAAAGGGTTGTAATCACTTACCTTATTTAATCTCCAATATTGTCCCTCAAAGAAATACAAGTCCTTAAATTGAATGTTTGCCCATTGATAGGGATTGATACGGAAATATCCTTTAAATACCTTAGAATTTTTGTCGGTTATTTCCTTAATTGTTTTAAACCAATAGACATTAACTAAGTTTTGATTGCTGAATTTAAGCCCTTTGTCGGCTAAAATGTAATTCGACATACCAAAATTAAGGTCAAATTGCATATTATCGGTATCGTCAATGTGCAGCGTTAACGGATATTTGTTTTTGTTTGGTGTGCCAGTTAACGTAGTGTTGTATAATTCGTATGGCGTTGTGTTTTTTAAGCCATTATAATATAAACACCTTAATTGTCCTTTGTCATTATTCCCATTTAAAATAATAGAATAGTATCTATTCCCTGAAGATAATAACATCGTCGGTGCAAATGTAATTTCTATTTTTTTTTCTTGTTTTACAAAATCATTGTCAACTCTTACCACCCTTTCACCATAAATTTTACTTGTGCTTTGCTTATATTCTTTGTTGTAGAAATCTTCGCCCTCTTTATAAGTAAAAATATAAGGGTTTGCTTCTAAGTCACCCATTGGAACTATCTGCACGTTTTGTGAATAGTCGACTAAATTTGTCCAGTCCTGAGTTGTGCCATTGTAGAAATCGTCACGTGGTACAAATCTAAGTTTCTTAGGGTTGTCCATATCTTGTTCAATATACAAGTTAAACATTTTAACAAAGTTTAAAAGCATATCCTTTTGCGTATAATCACCACTAAAGAATAAACCAAAATCTATTGCGTTACCATAAGCAAATTGATTTGATGCCGATTGATTATAGAATTTAGTATCGTTATATAAATCTACAAAGGGATTTCCTGAACCTATATTTAAAAACTTAAAATTTAAATATTTTACTTGCACATAATCACCCGCAATTAATTGAATTGTTTGCACATCTGTATAATCAAAATTCCAAGCCGAATCCGAACTATTATCTGAAACTCCCGAAAATGTTTTTACAAGTACATTATTTTTAAAAAGCCCAAAGGTTAAAACTCCATAATCTGCTGATGGAATTGGTGAACCTACTGATGCAATGGCTTTTACTTTTAAAAAGAAATCAAAATTCGCTGCCGTTGGTGATACATAACGATAAGTTGTAGTGTTAAAATTACCACCAGTATCAAAATTCCCACCAGTAGAATCGTTGTTAAATGTAATAAGGTCGTTCGGATTTATAGCAATTACTGCAGCATTAAACCCAGCTTGGAATAACCTTTGTTGTATTGCGTTATCGTCACTTGTAAAACCATAATTTGTGTATGGTATAATTAAACGCTTAAATCTTGATGTCGTAAAAAAAGAATCACTTGTATATTGGTAACCAGTAGTTGACATTATTTTGTCAATTATAGTTTTAGCATATAAGCACGGCACGTGATCGTCAACACGCCATTGGCTTGTGTTGGTATTTTGTGAACCAAACTTGTTCAGCATTTGTGCGTAAACATAACCTTCACCATATTGAAATGCTTGTGAACCTCCATTCTTTACAATTGAAGTGTCCCAAGAATTAGTCACATTGGTATCGGTTAACGTATGGTTGTATTCGTCAAAGTTTAACTCAGTTAATTTAGCATTGCCGAGCGTCGTAAACAAGTCAGCAGTCTGTCCGTGTAGTGAGCATTCATATTCTATAAAATCGTGGTCTAACACGTTTATTTGAATCAATCTAATAAAGCCCCTTAACTGCTCAAAGCCATCGACCAATACAACAACATCAGCTTTTTTGTTTGGGTTAAAGTTTGGTGCAAATTGCCCACTGCCTAAGACCGTGTGTTCAACTTCAAATATACCACCGAATAAAATATTATTAGTTTTTGTTCCTGGTATCTTTGCCGTCTTTGACCAGTCACTTGACCTTTGCTCAGGGTTTTTAATATCAGCAATTGAACGGGTTATAAGCAAGTCGAAATCTTCGCTTAAATCGACCAGCGTATTATTTACAAATAAGTTTATCATAGACGTTGCACCTTATCTACAAATGACAAATCGCATTCGATTGTCAAATTAAACACTTTGTCATTTAACAATGTCTTTACTGAGTAATCACTATTCGTGATGTTAATTGCTTTTAAAACACCATCGTCTAACAACCATATAGAGGGTGAAGCTACCAACTCTTTGAGCCATACACTTTCTTCTTCTGTGATCCAGTTAGAATTGAGTGTAATTTTTTGCATTATTTCGGTGTTGTAGTTACTTGTACTTCTTGCACTGGTCTCGTAGGAATAACTTGAACCTGATAAACTGTATTGTGTTTGCTTATAAGTTTTTCTTTGTATAGTAAAGTTATCTTTTCGCACCCGATTAAACCGAAATGACTCGATAGCCCCGTATCTGTTGAGGAAGTAAACGTCATTATTTGCGTACTTTGTGCATTCATCTTCTATGTCTATTCTATATGTTTCACTTGTTGAGCCAGAACCAACTGCTTTGACTTCTAAATAAGTTGCACCACTTGCTGGTATAATTGGAATCCGTATAACCGAATCTGTTATTCCACTTAGTAAAATTATTTGTGTTGTGGCTGCTGGAAAAGTTTTAATTTGTACACTCACAGCATTCCCACGCCAAAAGTAAAGCCAGTCTTTTTGATTTTGATAAATGGTTTTACTTCGCATTGTTGTTAAAAACTCGGCATTCTTTGTGGTGTTTATTTTGTAGTCATCCTCGTCAAACGTAACAAAGTCAATAGGGTTTAAAGCCATATTGTACGCAGTTAATCCCGTCACGTTAGTTGCACCACTTACTTCAATAATTGGTGAAGTAGTGCCAGTTGAATACTCGTAACCAAAGTTTACCTTGTAGTAAACATTACTATTTGGACATCCACTCACAGACGTATCGTCAATGTCCCAATCAAAAGTTACAAAGTTTTCAATTAACCTACCAATGTTAAAAACACTTTTGTTGGTGCTATTTGGATAGATAGGTGCTTTTAAACGTGCAATTCGTGTTGTATTTTCAAATACATCGGCAATAAATTTAAAGTTTGGCTTAGTGTAAATAGCACTATCACTCTCAGTAATGACAAAATTTAAATCATTATATGCTGGTGCGTTATTATCGGGTTTTTGATTTACAGTAATACTCACTCTTATATATTAGCACTTTGTAATTTTTGTTGCTTTGATGAAAAAACCCCCATACTTGGTTTAAGGTATGAGGGTTAAAGCACGATTGAAAGAACGAACACAAATATACACTAATTTATGACATAAAAAAACCCCACAACTTGTGCAGGGCTAAAAGTCAAAACTTTTGTATTTTAGAAGAACAATACAAACCTAAACTAAATTTCTTAAATATGCAAGTACCATACTTTCAAACGTAGTGCATTTTTGTAAATCTTTGTTAAACTCTTTTTGCTTACCAACGTAAAATGCAACCGTGTTTAAAAACTCCACAATAGGCATTTCTAAAATATAATCCCATTTATCACGTTTGCCTTTACAGATTTGATTTACGAGTTCAAACCATCCTTGTATTCCATTGCTTTTGCCTTCAGAGTCTCCACCATCTGACTCAAATAAGTTTGGGTAGCGTCCAACAATTTCGGATAAAGACGAGAAAAAAAAAGCGTGTAGCCATATGCTATCTGATACGGCAAATGTAAAAATAAGTTACTGACTTCTTCAAATTGCAAACCCAAGTTTTTGATTTTTTTAGGTCGACCAAATATGTTTACTTCTTCACTCAACATTGCCATAATCCTATGTAAGTTTGGAAGCGTATCTTCGCTATTAAATTGTTGAAGCGATATGAAGTGTTGACCTTGCATTTCCATTGCGTTAGGAATCATCCTAAATCGCCTACCTTTTATTTTAAATCTAAGCTGAATAGTATCTTCAAACTTTAGATTGTCCATTATTGTATTGAAGCGATTGAATAAGTCGTAAACTTTCATTTCTTCGACATCGTCAATATCTCTGCCATCTACTATGCAAATAGTGTGTATGGCTTTTTCTAAAGGTGAATAGTGATCTATCTCCTTTAATTCTTGAATATGTTTAATTGTTATCATTATGCAAATGCAAATATACCTTTTTTATTATGTTTTTTACAATCTACGGCAAGTGCAATACTATTTACGGCATCATCATTCATTCCACTTGGTGCAGAATACTTAACTCCCGTTCTTGTATATTCAAATTCAAAGTTTTCAAGTTCATTTCCGTATGGATGCTCAGGAAAAAATATTAAATTTTGTTGAATTTCTATTACTAATCCTTCAATGAGTTGTTGTTTAGACTGACTTGTATATTTAAATCCTTTAATATTTGGTAAAACTCTTTGCAAATCTTCTACAATTGGGTCACCTAAACCAGTTGCATCTATATGTGCTGGTGTCCTACCTACTATATTTATGATTTTTTGTTTAGTTTGCATCCAATCATTTTGAAATCTATCAGTATAACACACATTATTATTTACATCTAAGCCCGTTATCACAGTCCAATCTGTGTATTTTGCAAGGTCAATGCCAAACGCTACGGGTGTGCTATTGCTTATTGGTGCGTAACATCGTCGAATATTGTCTATTCCAAAAGGATTGCTCTTGTCATCACCCGGTTCTGCAAGATACAACTCTTTAAAAACAAACTCAGGTAAATCACGTTTGGCTTGTTCAATTTCTTCTAAGTCAAGTATGCCCTCTTTTGCAGCATCGTATGCCGTTATCTTAAAAAACTTGTAGTCAGGTTCACCAAGTCTTGCACGTTCACCTAACTTATAAAACCAATTCTTTTTCCCTTTGACGTTACCAATTAGTTTGCACTTGCCTTTTGTAGCCGTCAATGTAGTACGCAAAGCAAACCAACTTTCTTCACGCATCCTCGACGCCTCATCCACTACTGCTGCATAGACATCGTCACCATAAAGATTGTCAGGTTTTTCTGCTGACTTAAATTCTATCCTTGCACCATTTGGCAAAATCAATGTTAACTTACTTTCATTTGTAATAAAAAAGTCCTTCACATTAATTTGGGTTTTCATTCTACGAAATGCTATTTCAGCTTGTTGGTAGACGGGTGCTACCCACCACACCGATTGATTTTCTTTTAATTTTAACGCTTGTTCAAACATCCAAATGATATGACTTGCCGTTTTACCACATTTTGTTGCTGCTGCCGTTACTGTATAACGTTCAGGTGCATCTAATATGGCTTCTTGGTAAGTCGTAACGAATGGACGATTGTAAGTTATTTGCATAGTGACTTCAATAATTCGTAGCGTGTTTGGTTTATAGATTTAAGGTTATGATGTTGGTTGCAGTATTCTGTATTCAAATCACCAATGTTTAATTGAGCCATACGGCAAAGACTATCATACCACGACTGCTCATTGTTCTCAGCAAAAATAACTCCTTTATTCCCCTCGTGTAGCGTATATGGTTTGACATTTGATACAATGATAGGTAAATTATATGCTGCAGCTTCAACAATCTTTAATTCGCTTTTATATTGGTTAAAATTAGTATCTTGCAATGGGGCTATACAAAAGTCAAATAGTGAATAAGACGTGCCATAATCCGTTGGCGTTGTACCTCGAATAGTTTTAAACCAGTTAGGACGGTTTTCGATTGATTCACCCGTGATGGTTTTCTCGCACATTTGCCATTCGTGACTTTCTGTGTGGTAACCAGCCATATAAAAGATAGCGTCGTTTTCCTCACAAAATCTCTTTACACTATTGCCTACACGCTTTAAATCTTCAAGGTGTGTTATACCACCCACCCAGCCAATAGTCAACTTCTCATTCTTTGCCTTTTCAAACGTCCATTGATTTTGGGTTAAGTCCAATGCATTGGGTAAAATAGTAATGTTAGTATTGATTTCTTTTATCTTCTCAGCTAACAAAGTAGTTGATGATGTAATATGAGTAGCATTTAAAATTGCATCCTTAGTTGCATTCTTGATCATTTTTTTGTACACTCGATATGCTGGGTTTGATTTAGGAACTACCCAATAATCGTCGACGTCGCAAATTGTAGGTATGTTTAATTCGCTTAACTTTTCAAATATGTTATATTGGGCAACCGAAATCCATCTATTGAATATAACCACATCGTAAACGCTAAAATCAATGTTAATCCACTCAGGGGGTTTTTGTGATACGTCTACTTGAATATCGTAGTCTTCTTGCATACGAGCATAAGGGGTGAATAGTCTGTGAAAACTCACCCCACTTGCACTATCCATTAATACTAATATTCTCATTCGTGTGGTAATAAAGGAATGTGCATCCAATATAATGGTGCTTTAATTACTATGTCCGTTTGATAATCAAACCAAATATCATCATCAAAATAAGCCACCAAATTGTCAGACGTTAATACTGGTCTATCGTCGCTTGGTCGTTGTTCTGCCGTTAGTCTCCAAGATACTTTCATAGTTTTAGCCCTTCTTCATTTAGTATTTCGTAGAGTTTAGCCCTTGTTTCTTCAAATGCTTTGTGCGTATCGTCTGACATTGTATCAGGTGCATATTTGGTTTGACTTCTTAACCACTCGTTTAATTCCCACATTGCAGACATCCATTTTGCACCATCAACTGCACAATCAAAATCGTGTTGGTTATCAGGCAAATTAAATTCAAGTGTCGCTTTCATCAGAAAGGCAAATCATTTTTTGGTTTAGGTACTGCGACGTAATGAGTAGCTTTGCTTTTTTCGTTTGGCGTTTTAAGTTTGCCAACTCTTAACTTCACATCGCCATATTTGTTTACTTCAAGTTTTCCACTTGCAATGGCTTGATTTAGTTTTTCGATGTTAATTGATACGTTGTTTCCGTACTGGTCTTCCCAACCATTCCCTAAGTAAATTGTTTCTGTCATTGTTTTAAATTTAAAGTGATTATTATTGGTTCGTCTGTTTTTATATTGTTGTCAACTGTTTCTTTTGGTTTGCCGTACACTCTATTCATTAATGTTTCAAGTGAATACAAGCTACCTTTTTCTAAACTTTTACGCATTGCATTTGCAATAGTTTTTTCCAGTATAGTTGCTTTTGGGTTTTCCCATACTGATTTAAGTTCTTCTAAATCCATTGCCATCATAACTTGTATTGTATCGTTTACCTCAGATAGTTTATACCCTTGTTCTTTTAACAAAGTTATGTATTTTTTAGGTCTGCCGTTTGGATTTAATACTTGACCTTTTTGAATCTGATATTTTTCTATGTCTTTTTTTGCCATTGTGCTATTGTTGTGCTTTTTTTAAATTACAACTCCGTTTCTTTTAATTACTAAACTATCATCTAACTTTTTCATTCGGTCAACTATTACTTGGCAATACTTAGGGTCAAGTTCCATACCATAACATTTGCGTTTAAGTTGGTGTGATGCTACCATTGTTGAACCAGAACCAAGAAATAAATCGCCTATCAATGTACCATCTTTTAAATAATCATTTATAAAAATAGACACTAATTTAACTGGTTTTTGAGTTGGGTGCACTTTTTTTTCTCCGTCATTTTGTTTATTATGTCCAAAGGGACCAGACCAAGTAATATCATAAATTATTCTCTTATGCTTATTTTTACTCCAACATAATTCAAATTGATTACCAAACATATTCTGCAATGCTTCAGTAGTTTTTTTATTCCAAACTAACCAACTACCATCATTTTTATTTTGCAATAATTCAGCAAAATAATCAGCACCCCATATAAATATTTCTTTTGTTTCATTAAAATTTGAAAATATTGTATTTATAAATTCTTTATTAAAATCTTGATTATCTCCAATTACTTTATCATAATTTCTTGATTCTCTAAATTTAGAATCACCAAAACTATCTTTATAATCAGTATCTAAAAACATTCCATAAGGAGGGTCGGTAAATACCATATCAGCCTTTTGTCCATTCATTAACGTTGCCACCGCATCCGAGTCAGTACTATCCCCACAAAGCAATCTATGCTCTCCAATCTCAAATAAATCCCCTATTACAATATCAGTTTCCGTATTCTCATTTACTTCAAAATCATCCTCAACCGCTTCCAATTCAGTTTGTACAAAATCAGGTAAATCTAAACCCCATTTTTCTAATTCATCGGTTTCCCATTCATTGGCTAACATATTCCAATCCCATTCACCAAATCCAGCATTGTCTTTAATTATAAATTGACGTTGCTGCTCATCTGTTAGGTCGCTTATTTTAATTACGGGTGCTTCTGTTAAACCTAATTCTTTGATTGCTTTGAGTCGCATATTACCACCTAATACAATCATATCATCGTTAACGACAATAGGTCTAATTTCTAACATCTTTGGAAACTCACGAATACTGGCAACAAGTTTTTTAAACTTATCGTCTTTTATTATACGTGGGTTGTTAGGATTGTTTTTAATATCCTTTATTTTTACTACTTGTATATTCATTTTTTGTTGTACTTCATAAAATTTAAATGCACTTCTTTGAGCATCTCTTTGTGTTGTTTTTTATCACCGTATTGAACGTGGTGACCTCTGCAAAGACACATTAAGTTTTCTATTGTTTCTTCTTTTTTAGTGCCACCCATTGAACGACATTCAATGTGATGAACATCCACCCCTTGACATCCACAAATTTCACACGGAATCCACGATGTTGTATGATATCCGAAATAGTCCATATAAATCTTTGTGTGTTTTTTCATTTGCTAAATAATAAACTCCAACTTGTTGGTAAATCTACATTGCTATGATATTTAAAACCACAGTCCTCAAATAGTTTTATCCATTCGTTTTCTTGCTTGATGTTAATATGCCCCCACTCAATATCAAAATCTGTTTTGTGTGGTGTGCTTGAAAAATGAAAATACTTGCATTGCAAGTTAGTTAAAAATGGAATGAGTTTTTCATCTTCGATGTGTTCCATTACTTCAATTGAAGATACCAATTCCTTTTCATCTATTTTAAGAGTTGTGAAGTCTCCTTGTATGATTTTCTCTTTAGGAATATATTTACTGGCATACTCACAATGTAAGGGTGAAAGGTCATAGTACTTGTTAAGGATATCTCTATTTGCATAGGCATAGACACCCATACCACCACCGCAGTCTGTGAACGATTTTGCATTGGTTATCTCTCGTATTTTTTTAGCCGTGTTTTCAAACATCGATACATATCCTTGATTATCCATATTGATAGATAACTTCATTTCATGTTCAAAACATTTAGCGTCGTTCCAAGTACCGTTAAAACTATTTTTTTCTACGTTTTGGCTTTTGCTCATCGTCTGCTAATTGTGCTAAAATTAAAGCGTTGTTTTCTATTTCACTAATTGTTGGTATCTGAGTTTCCTTTTCAAATCTTGCTCTTATCACAAGTGATGTAAATGAATCTACAAAGCAAGAACCACACATTGGTATCGGATTTCCCATTACTTCCTGATGAATCGCCCTTACTTTGTTTTCGTCTGCTGGTGGCATTCTCATAACCATTGTTTTTCTAAATGCAGTTAAATACTGCTCAACTTCTAAAATAAAATCTATGTGTTCGGTTTTCATAATTTATATAATTTGTAAGCTAAAATGTAGCATAGTGATGCTGGTATAATACAAGCCATATGCCAAGTGTTAAAAAAGTAACCAATTGCAATGTGAAATGCTATGCAACTTTCACAAGTCAATGGTTTTATTTGTAGTTTACTTGGTAGTTGTGGCGTCATAACTGTAGCAATTATTATTCCCAAACTTGAAATACCCAATATCTCGATAATTAATTTCATTTGTTAGTTGTTGTTGTAAAGTGTTTATTTTGTTATTTAGGTACGTTATTTCGTCCTTCTCTTTTAATTCCCTCGCTTTGTAGCCTATTGTCATCAGTAGGCAAACAATAATGATTTTTAATAAATTCATAGTCTTTCTTTATTTCGTGTTTTATTGTTTTGTCTATATCGTGGTATTTCATTATCCGAATATAAAATGCTTGAAGTTTATTCATATTCGTTTATTATTTGTCTTTTAATGTCTTTTATTACTCTTAGTACTTCACGTAATGTTATTTTAGTTTTACGGTGTATTGACCTGGCACTTTCACCATTTGACCACATTGTAAAGATTTCCCGCTCATACCATTTGTTTTTGCTTACTACATTTTCAATCAGTTTATATTTGTTTTCCTTTTCTATGGCATCGTCAATAGTGTTTAAATATTCTATCTGTACATTTTCAATATCAAATAATCCTATCGGCTTCATAACGTCGTAGAACTTTTGACGTGGTGTTGAACTTTGCGACCACATTATTTTGATGCAAAACAATTTAATATAACCATCGTTGTAAACCTTAATTAATTTGTCTTCAGGCATTTCACATAAAATAAGTAAAAGATGTTGAGCCAAATCGTCGTGGAATAAGGGCGATATTGTTTTTGACGCCTTATAAAGCCATTCTGATTTTGCAACTTCTATCAGTATATTATTTTTGATGTGCAAATATTACTATATTTTTTTCAATTCTACAAATTTATATCCATTTTTCTCTGCTTTTTTTTTATAGTAGTCAACTTCTTCTTCAGAATTTAGGCAGTACACTTCCTGATATTTATCCTTTTGCATTACCAATTGATAAAAGGTTTTTTGCATCCTCATATATTGCAGTCTCGTTTTTGTATCTCATTTGTAAATAATCTGTGTAAGCATTGACGCTATGTATAACGGTGCTATGGTCACGAATTAAAAAATTACCTACGCTCTTTAATTTGTAGTTAAAATATTTCACAGTAATATAGCAAAATAGTTGACGTGCAATAACTATTTCACGCTTTCGATTCTTGGAAATTATGTCGTGTGGCATTATACCACTGGCATCACAAACTTTTTGCAAAATTTCTGTTAGTTCTTTGTTCTTGTTCATCTTGTGAATGGGGTTTATAATCATTTCCTTTAAGCGTTGTATTTCTTTTTGGTAGTTTCGTTCGCTTACTTCTACTTTGCTTTCTAAATATCGCACTTGTCGACGTTCTTTGAGATATAAAACATAATAATCTATCATAATAGTTTTAATTGTTGTTTGTATTCTTCAAATCTTTTGCAACTTGCATCAAAATAATCTTTGTCAAGTTCACAAGCGTAAAAATCATATCCTTCCATATCGGCTGCAATGCGTGAACTTCCTGAACCTAAATGAGTATCTAAAATTTTGTCGTTTGGCTTTGCGTAATTTTGTAATAACCATTGGTATAATTTTATACTTTTTTGAGTTGGATGAATTCTTTTTCCATCAATATTATAAAAACCTCTATCCCCTACTGGTGGTTGTCTAAATATTAAATTTTTTGTATTAAAAGAAGTCCACGCAAATTCTGACATAGACATAAGATGTTTATCTGTCATTTTTTTATCCCAAATAATATAACAAGCCGTAGGCGATAAATAATCTAAAAAATAATTACCACCCCAAATAATTTGATTTTTTGAAACTCTAAATAATTCATCAAAATATTCTTTTGATGGTATTTGATTATCCCATTTTTTATTATCGTTAAATATTCTTGTTTTAACATTAATCCCATACGGCGGGTCAACAATAGCCAACTCAAAATAGTTATCAGGAAACTGACTCATGTATTCTATGCAATCTATATTTTTAACTTCGCTTATCATAATATTTCTTTATAACGTGTATACTTACCTTCAAAACTCATTGGAATAGTTATCGTACTGCCGTGTCTATTCTTGCCTATAATCAATTCACAATCGGTTTCAACATCTGTTTGTTCTTGCATATAATATTGTGGTCTAAAGGGAAACATTACTAAATCTGCATCTTGTTCAATTGAACCTGATTCTCTAAGGTCTGAAAGCATTGGTCTTTTGTCTGCACGTTCTTCGCACTTTCTACTTAACTGAGCCAATGCAATCACCGTAATGCCTAAATCCTTAGCAATTATTTTTAAGTTTCGTGAAATCTCGGCAATCTCTTGTTCACGATTTTGTTTTGTTCCTTTAATTAATTGCAAGTAATCTATAATTAAAATATTCAAACCGTGTTTAGCTTTGTGAAATTGTGCCTTTGCTCGAATGTCTGCAATAGCTT